TCCGTATTCTTTTTTATACGATTGGAAATAATATTTATTTAGTACGCTTTCGCTCGTTTCGTATTTGAAACTTATTTTTTTGTATAGCGGAACTTTTGCAACCTCGATTGAATCAACATCCGTAAAACGGGTAATATCGTAAATTCTACCTTGCGTATACCAATTTAAAAGGGGTTCAATTGTATATTCGTTTTCACCAGTATTTTCAACTACTAAATTAAACTCCTTTAAAATTCCGCTCATAAAATCAACTACTTTCATATCCGGAGCAAAGTTCGAAAGGTTGATATTACTAATTAAATTTTGTGTTGCACAACTATACGTAACACTATTTATATAAGTTCCTAACGTCGGTTCGGTATCCCATATTTGATAAATTAAATTAAAATCAATACTTAACCCCTCATCCGCTCGCACCTTTAATTGTACGGCATCATTTAACCCCGAAACGTTTGTTGCGGCGTACATTAAACCATATGTTGTTGAACCGTTAATTGTTCCGTTAATTCCCGTATGCGTCGCAGTTAAAACACCATTTACGTATACATCAACGTAATACTGCGTTGTGGTACTACTCACAAAAATAACATCCAATAAAACACGATGTAAGGTAACGGTAAAATTGGTTGCTGGCGAAACTTGGTATTGAACATTTACAATATTTAAAGAGGTGTCTACAAATGGCGTTGGGTCTACTGTTGTAACCGATTGCGCTATTTTAACCTCCCAATCTACGTAATTTGCATCGGTAGTTACGTTTGGAATGTCGCGGTTTTTAAACCACAAATAAACGTTTCTAAATTCTTCCGTAGAAAAAAACGAACTATTAAATGTAACGTTATATTTTAACTCAATTAAGTTAATAAGCTTGTTTAGCGTTATCGCGGGGAATAACTCACGTAATACGTTTATCGCCCCCGTTGATGTATGTATATTGTTATTAGTTGTTGTTGCGGTTAAATAGTTTGGATTCGTTATCGTTGGTTGCGTGCCTCCGTATTCCCAAATCCGATTTGATGTAATTAAAGGGTATTGCACATCGCTCGTAATACTTCCGTTGATTCTACCAAAAACTTGCGCCCAATTATACGTATGCGATAATGTACTATAATCCAAATCGGCTAATTTATCCTCGCCGAATAAATCTTTTAACGTGACTAATTTTCCGTAAAATGTAATGGTATAACTTTTTGCTTTACCCTTTTCAACTACGGATTTTTCCAGTTGAATTTTTCCGCTTTTATACGTTGTTAAATCTATTTCAATGTAACCATCGCGCCGTAAATTATGGTCAATTGGTGAATCAACATCCGTTTCGTAAAAATGCTGGAAAACTTGGTTATTTCTTGGGGTTGCTGGTACGGTAAAGGATTGAGAAATTTCCGTTTTCGTTTTGTTAATATCGTACACGTCTTGAACGCTCGAACTTATTTGAACTTGTTCGTCTTCAAATAAATCTAATTCGATTCCCTCAATAAATACCTTTACGTCTCGTTTCATTAAATTACGCTATGGATTACGTCAAACGCTAATTCTATTTCGATTTGATAATTAATCGTCTTTTGGTTGATGTTCTTAAACTTATTAATGGATTTAGTGTTTACCTTTACTGGTATTCTTTGAACTCCGTTTTGCCAAATAACGCGCTCACTTAATAATAATTCTTGTATCGTTTCACCATACGATTCATCAACCCAACCCGTATTAATTAAATATCGACGCGTTCCATTACTATTCATTACGTGCCTTTGTCCCTCGCTTACAAGCGTAGGTATTAATTGAGACGGCATTAAATTATACGTGGACGAATTTACATCTAATAATTCTTGAGATGCTTTAAAGAAAAATTCACGTTGCCAACCTCCAAATTTATTAATAAAATCAATAGTCATTGGTTCATAACGGCATTCCGTTTTCGGGTAAAAATAACCCGTCCATTGCAAAACATTTAAATTATTAAATATTTGTAATGTGTTTCCAGTTGCGTAATTCCCTTCGTGAACACGTTTAATATCAAAAACCCCATCAGCGGTAAATGCATAGGTAACGGGTGTACCTCCTCCAAACGGCGTATGTACATAATACCAACTCCTTTTTACTTTTGCCGTTACTATTCCCGCTCGATGCGCTGGGTTTGCATTTGGATTATTTGCGCTATCGTCCCAATAATAATGAGATGTACCATTACCAAGTAATACATTACCCCTATCTATATTTACCCCCTCTTCGTATAACCCGTAACCATCATAAGCCATATCCGTTACCGTTTGGTCTAAAACATAAACCCCACCAATAAAATTATATGTACGATATTGAATGTTTACGTATTCGTCTTCCGAGGTTAAAAACTGATTTGTCATATAATTAATTCCGTTGAATTTATGCGTTAAAAATTCACGGATATATGCGCTAATATTATAATACGTTTTCGTATTTGTTGAACTCGGTATTAACTTGCTTAACGTGTACGTTGGTGTTGTTGGTTGCGTACCCGTGTAATACCATAAATCTATTTCGATTTTGGAACCAGTTTGTAAAGCGTTATCCACTAAAACGATATGTGGACTACGTGCGTTTATTGCCATATTTTTTTATTATTTCATCCAATGCAGCTAATGTAATTTTTTCCGCATCTAATCCGTACTTTTCTATTAACTCATTTGGTAACGTTTTGTATGCCGTCTCAACCGCTTTCGTAAAAAACAAACTCGGCTCAATACCCTTAATATAAATACTTCGGGCAATTAGGAATTGAATTGATTTGGCAAACCCTACCGATTTAATACTACGTCCCGTAAATTTACCTTTGATTCGTGGCGCTATTCCCCTTCGAACTATCCATTTATCCAGTTTACTCGGAGGGGGCATTTTAGTTTTATAGCTAAACGGAGTATTATATTTTTGCTTTACACCGCTTACCCCTTTGTCTTGGTAAATTCCGTATTCTTCCATATCAAAGTAAATGCCTATTGAATTTGGCATTGCTTTAACTTCTATATCGATTGAATCGGAAAGTTTTCCAGATGCGTTTTTACCTTTTTGCGCTAAGTTTTTTCGCGCCTCCTTAATTACTTTGTCGCGGAATTTTTGTAAATGCTTATATGTTTCTTGTTCATTCATTAACAACGCGTCATTTCATTGGGGCAAATTATGTTTAACGTCATCGCCCAACCAACTAAATTATTTTCGAATCGCTCGGTAAATGGTTCGCACGTTGGTACGTCTTCCACAACAAAATTAAGGTTGTAAAGGTTTCCGCTTTTTAGCATTTTAAAACATCTGTTCAAAATTTGCAACGTGGAATTTAACGCATCGTTGGTATTATCTCTCGTTTCCCATTTCGTATTGTCTTCCTCCTTTACGTTATCGGTTATGTCCATCGCAAAAATAGTTAACGTAAATCGTTGGATGTTGCTTTCGAACTGCGCTTGCGTTACCATTGTATGCACCAGCGGGAAAATGGTTTGTTTGGCAATGTCAACGTCGAAAATATCTCCGTTCGTTACCGTGTTCACCAAGGGGTCATTGTCAAAATGATTTTTTAATTCTTTGATTAGTTCGTAATATCCTTTCATTTTTTCATATTTCTTTTAAATTCGATTTCTTCGATTTCGTTTTTTTGCTTTTCGAAGGTAAGGAAAGTGAGACATTGATGTAATTGTAAGTTTGTAATTTCATCAAATCGTCGGACATCTCCGTGAGCAACTGCGTAAATGCTTGAATACCACCCCCATTGTTTATTAAATTGCTCCCTTTCATTAAAACTCGGCGCTCTTTGCGATTCATCATTTTCATCGTCTCCAAATAATTGCTTGTACTCCTTAACAATTCTGCTCCTAAATTGTAAAAAAAAACCCGCGCTGATATCGCTATTTCCATTGGAATAAATTTCATAAACTCGTGAAATTCCTCGCTTGCCGTATATGGCGCTATTTGGTAACGTTCCTTTTCCCTTTTAATAATTGGTCGATACATAACCGCCATTGCTTTATGGTATTCGTCCCAGTTATTTAAATGGTGTTCTAAATCTATATATTCGCCCCACGTTATATTTTCAAGGTTAGGAATGAATCCAAATTCCATTTCTTTATATTTCCACGTTTGGTAAAAATTCGGCTTTACGCTAAATATCTTTTGGAAATGTTCTAACAAGCCTTGTAACTCCGTGTACTTTATTTTCACGACATCCTTTAACTGGATTCCGCAAAATATTTCAATCATTTTTTGAACTATAAATTCCTCATCGTTAGAATTTTCTTGAACCTTTAGGAATTTTTGGTAATTCACTAAGGGTATTTCGCTAATTGAACTTGGTAATGTTAATTCTAATTGCATATCTATTAAACTATTTATTCGTGTTTTTGTATTCCAAAACAAAATGGTAAGCCTTTAAAAGCATATCAAAATGAACTGCAAACCTTGCGAGGTTGTTAAAAATTATTTGCACCCTTATCCCCTTACGTTCGTAAATGTATTCCTCGATTACTCGAATCATTACTAACATATCGTCCGTCTTACCGTATTGCATAGCTTCCGTATTGCGCTCCTATTCCTAACGTTTCCATTTCGTGATACCTAAATGCATCGATAGCGTGATTATTAAAATCGATTGGTTTGTTTAGTCGCTTGCCTTGTTTGTCCGTGTCCCAAATGTACGAGCGTAATTCTTTGATTAAATTACCGCTATTCGCAGTTACTAAGTATTCGTTGCGTTGGATAACGTCTATTCCGTAGTTAATCGAATCCTTACCTTTGGTTACTCCTTTAATTATTACCCCAAAGCGTTTTATTTCGTCGATACTTTTTGGTTCGGAGGAATCCGCGTAAACGGGTACGTGTTTTGGTAGGAGTTTAGCTATTTCGCTATTTAATAACCCCGTTTGGTACACCAACTCGTTAACTATTCGTTGCCCGTTGTAATTGTATATTTCAATAATAGCGGTCGGGTCGTTTGTGTAACCAAAGTCCAAACCTATACCGAGTAACTTTGCTTCTTTGGGTATCGTATCAATTTGTTTCCAATTACTGAAAACAACTCCTTCGAGCATTCCTAATTGACCTTCGCCGTATACCTTCCACCAATTTGCCCAATAACTTGACGTCTTCGCTTTCTCTTTGTTCTTTTCGATTTGTTCGATAATTGATTGGTCTAACGCTTCGTTATCTTTGTACGTCAATATTAAAAAATCGGAGTCGGGTTCATCCTTTAATTCCGTATGTACCCAAAATTCGTTTGCGGGGTTGAAATCTAAATAAACCTCTTTTCGTGTTCGAATAGCCAACTCGTTATAGGAATCAAAGGTAACGTTATTACATTCGTTGATATAAAGAATGTCGCGCCTTGCACCACGTAGTTTACTCGAATCGTCTGCGGAAAAGAATTCAATAACGCTTCCATTGGCGAACTCGTAACGCAGTAAAGATTTGTTAAACCTATCTTCGAAGAACCTACCCGTCCATTTCATTATTTTTAGAAAATCTTTAAGCGCACCCCTTCGTAAATGTGGAATCGTTTCCGCTACTATTGATATTTCCAAACCTTCGTGCCGTGCGGCTTTGTCGATTAACACGGGAATTATTCCGAACGTCTTACCCGCGCTCGTACCGCCTTGGATAATCTTAATCCGTTTTTTAAGATTGAGTATCTTCTTGATTGCCGTTGTCTTCTTGAACATCGGGGAATAATGGTTGCTCTACGTTTGTAATTTCTTTTTTCTCAACAAGGTTGTTTAGACGTGCCGTAATACTTGCGTTATATATTCCAGCCATACCCCCGCCGATTTGGTCATTTCTAACCTCCCTACGTATACGCGTAACGATAGTTAAAAAGCGTTTGTATCTTCCGTTAGTATTCGCAAAATAATGGCTTAAATCTCCTATAATGCCTAAATCCGCGCAATAGCATTCGAACCCTTCTATGGTTAAAGGTCGTTCAAGTTCGCTATATTCGCTTCGTCCCTCTTTACCTACGAAAGTATGTTTTAGAATAGGATTATTTTTTACGTGTCTTTTGTACTCCGTGAATAGTTCCCAAAGGTGTTCTGGTGAATGTATTTTATTTGGTCTTCCGTGTCCCATTGTTTTCGTGTTTTGATAGTTTAGATTCTTCAAATGTAGACGAACAAACCGCCAAACGTTGGTCTTGTTTTGGAAATTCTTTAATCATTGTATCGTCCCCCATACAACGCATAACGAATTCTTGTTTATTCTCCCTCTTGTTTGGTTGTGGAATAGGCATTATATACAATTTTTAATTGATTGACCATTTCTATAACGCAACTACCGCACGTTGTATATTGCAGTTTTTGATTAAAAACACGGTTGTTTATTTCCAGTAAGCGTAATTGTTCGCTTGGTCTTACCATACGTTGACCGCTGGTAAAGTAGTTATGTAAATAATCGTATTCGTCTTCCGTTAGCGGGTTCGTGTTTCGTTTGAATAGGTTGTTTATTTTGCTGGTTATCTTTGCGCCCCATTCGTTTAACGCCTCTTTACGTTCATCGCATCCGCAATCTTCACCAACTAAATGTTTAACAATTGCTTTTATTCCGGTTGCCTTCGTTACTTTTTCGACGGCATCGCCTAATTGAATAGGTTCTTTTTTCTTTACTCGTTTATTCATTGTTTTTATAATTATTCCATTCGTTTAATGTTGCCTTTTTAATCCGTGTTTTGCAACTTTTCAAAGAGGTAAAAATGCTTTTCGAACTAATTTTTGTTTTCTCGCTAATCTTACGAATTGACATTTGTTCGTCTCGGTAAATTGACCATAATTTTTGGTCGTACCAATGCCAGTTTGAAACCTCTTTTTCAATTGCGTTTTCTAATTCAATGTAATTATCTAAATTGGATTCGTGTTCGCGTATGTTATGCAAATTTGATAAATCAATAAATTCGGGGCGATTGCCTTTTTGCATCAACAAAAACGTATTTCTCAAAACAAAATAAATATAAGGCTTGTTTACTTTGCCGTCAATTATGCATAAATTTTCGCTGGAATATTTCATTAACCTAATATAAACCTCTTGTACTATGTCCTCAGCAAATAAGTTGCCACCAAACATTTTGGTGATTCTAACCCATTCTTTATGCTCTTTTGCGATTTGAGTAATCCAATTCATTTGTTTAGATTGCCATCAAATATAATGTTTATATTTTAATTACACTTATTTGAATCCTTTTTGTTGTCGGTAAACGTATTCGTCCAAGGTTCTTAGGGTTTTAATGCTTACCAATGCTCCCGACAAAAAGCGGTCAATTGTATATTGGTGCATTTTTAACCCTTTGGATTTAATTTCCTTTACAACTTGGTTTCGTGTTTTGGTAAGGAGTATATTTTTCAACTCCTTACGTAATGAATTGTCATCTATAAACATAATTAAAAGGGTAAATCGTCGTTTTCAATTATTTGCGTGTTTACTTGTTTTGGGGTTTCGTTGGTTCGGGGTTCGCTAAATGAACACGAAAAGTATTTCATTCCTTTACTGGATTCCTTTAACCATAACGCTATTTCCATTTCTTTTCCGTTTACATTTACTTTTCCTCGGTAATCGGGTTGATTACCTTGTTTTTTGTCGTTCTTAAAAATTGCTCCCGTGTTTACTTTTGTTTCCATTTTTTATTTATTTAAGTTTATTTCGTTTTCGTTTAGGCTATTGTTTAGAAAATCTTGTAGCCTTTCTACTATCTTCCATTCGTCTTCGTTTAGTTCTTCGTACTTGTATAACTTACGCATTTCTTGTTGAAGTTCCCAAAGAACTACAAACATATCTTTGCCTTTTGTTGCGCAGTAAAATTCGTGTTCGTCTTCGGGTAGGTCAAAGCTTAGTTTTGCTTTCATAGTTCTTGTTGTTTAAAGGTTTCGTTAAAGTATTGTTCTCCATCTTCATAGTCCCCAGTCCATTCACAATCATTATAAGCATTTACAATCCGCTCCTTCTCCATCTGTTTGGCTTGGTTAAATAGTTCTTCAAATAATACATCTTGCTCATATATTAATTCTACCCTTATTCTTTTTTCCAACCACTCTACTGCTGTTTGTTGTTTTTCTGCTTTCATTGTTCTTGTTGTTTAAGGTTTTACATTCCGCATAACAGTTGCTAAAAGACATTAAAACGTCTTTTAGCTTTGTGTTAGGTGCAATGCTAAATGACACCATCACGATAAAATTTCTTATTCAAATTATGACAAGCAATCATTACATCTTCATAAGCACCTTTATACCGTGTTTTATTTTCATTATGCGTATCTATAACTTCCCATTTGTTGTTTACACAAATCTTTTGAAATCTTCTTTCGGTGCTTAGACTTGGCATTTTAACTTGTTCTTTAATAATTTCAATCATCTTTAAAAATTTGTGAGAAGCACTGCACCTAACAGCAAGTAAGCAATAGTGCAGAAACATTCTCGGTTAATAATTAATTTATCGTAAGCACCATCGCTTACTTGCCAAACGTTATAACCAATGCTAACAAGCAGAAGTCATATAATCAATATTTTCGGACTTGCTGAACAAATCAATAACCGCTTCTGTTGAAATTGGTATAATGTGATATGTTTCACTATTCCGTTTTTTAATGTATAGTTTGGGTTTATCAAGTTCACCACTCGTTACACAAACCATTTGTTTTTTATTTACTTTTTTCTCTAAAGCAAATCCGTGATAGCCTGTTTGTTTGAACTCGACATTACAACTCATATCGGTTCTTTCAAATCCTAAATCAATGTATTTTTGGTATTCCATATTGTTATTTTTTTTAAGTTAATTAATTAAAAGCACTGGTTATAACAGCACATTGGCGGCATTAAATGGTTAAATATTCAATAGCTTTCTTTAAATATTCAACATCGTGCTTTAACTTTCCTATTGCTGTATTACATTTCATACACAGCAATCCCCTTACTTTATTTGTATCGTGGCAATGGTCAACAGCAAATGATAAAACATCTTTTCTTCCGCTTTCTTTTGAGCCACAAATAGCACAAGAATAATTTTGTTCTATAAGCATTTCGTTGTATTGTTCTATTGATATAGAATACAATCTTCTTAATTTTGATGCTTTATCTATCTTGTTATACAAATTAGGTTTCTTTGCTTTAGCTAACTTTACACTATTGTTACAACAGTCTTTACAATCTTTTTGATTTTTATAAAACCTGTCTTGTTTTTCTATTTTACACCTTCTGCAAATCATAACATTTATTTTTTAACAAAGATACAAAATTGATTTTAAATAAACAAATAATATTCTACCAATTTATAATTAAAACGACCGCCAATCTGCAAACCGTTATTGGTAAAGCTATTCCCCAACATCAGTCCATTTGAAGTAAAGATTGATATAATTGAACGCCTTGCATTCAGTCAAGTGGTCTAAATACATATCTGACACATCGCCAGCTTGTCTTTCCGTTTCCTGTGTAAAAACCAAATCCACATCATCGGGATAGTCTTTAATAATTTCGAGTAATTCTGCTTTTGTCATTTTATAAAAATTTGTGAGAAGCCCTACCTATAACAGCACATAGGCAATAAGGCGGGGTTCTCGGTTAATATTAAGTTTCGTTTTC